AGGCGCTCGTTGGCAGCATCGGCTCCGACTTGATGATGAGCTACACGGTCATGGGCGATACCGTGAACCTGGCCTCGCGACTCGAAGGTGCGAACAAGGCCTACGGCACGCGTATCCTGATTGCCGGCGCGACCGCCCGTGCCGCCGGTCGCGAACTCGAGGTGCGCGAGATTGATCGCGTCGTTGTCTTCGGCAAGAGCGAACCTGAAGCGGTGTACGAGGTGATGGCCCGCCTCGGACAGCTCACGCAATCGCAGGCCGCTTTACGAAGCTGCTACGCCGAGGCACTCGCAGCCTATCGCGCCAAGCAATGGGAGCCGGCGCGCCACGCGCTGGAGGCGGCTCTCCAAGCTGCTCCCGAGGACGGTCCCTCCATGACATTGCTCACCCGCCTCGATGCGCTGCAGGCAGCCGATCTGCCCGGCGATTGGGATGCGGCTTGGCATATGGAAGAAAAATAACGGAAGCGTCCCTTCCTATAGGCATAAGTCGATGTGCTGCTCCCCTTTACGCATGTCCGCAAAGGGTCATTCACGTCATTGCCGTCATACCGGCGTGTTGGTTCACCCGAAAAGCGGACATTCGCCCAAGGCCGAGTTTATGAGTACGCGCTGCTCGTCGGACCGGTTTTTGAATTATAGACCCGCGGGTCTAAAACGCCGGATCGCAGCTCGCACCAGAACCATTGAACAATTTCACATCGCCGCGCGCAGCGCGCCCGCGATGACGACGTGAGAGCGTGTGTTAGGCCGCTGGCGGATCGTCGCGCCACGGCTTTCCTGACGACGGTACGACCTTCGGCGTGTAGCGGTCGACCGTCGAGCGCGGTGTTAACCGAAGCTTGGTGGCCAGATTGCCGATCAACGATGTCACGCTCAGCTGCAGCCGCAGCAATTCCGTATACCGCTCGCTGCCGACCTCGGCCTGCTGCAGCGAGCTCTGGATCCGTTGCTGCTGCGCCAGCGTGCAGACGTAGGCCTCAAGCAGTTGCTCGGAGCTGTAGAACCAGCCGCTGCGAACCTTCTCGGTGATCGCAATCCAGATCGCTTTCTCAGCTGCCGTTAACCGCTCCGGCGGCTCCGGTCGCTGCATCCGAGCATCGGGAACGACCGTAAACGCTGCGCCTGGTCGACCGCGTTTGCGTGAGGTTGGGGAAAGATCACCGGCCTTCGGTTCCATGTTGGCCTCCGATCGTTGGCTTTGCGCAAAGAAGACTGTTAGCAAAATCGGGCCGCTGCCGCGGTCGGCCATGTGCACCGTGCGGTTGAAAACTGAAGCCCCCCACGCCCTGCAGTTGCGGATGATCCCCGAAGGGACTTGGCATCGTCGACCGAGCTCGATGAGGATATGGAACCGTCGAGGGATCGGGGACCCGCCAGGCAACTTTGTTCCGAAGTCTGCCAATGTCCTCGCTCGAGCACGTCAATGCATCGTCGCGCCATCACGCTCACGCAGGGCATCGATTGCATCAGCTCGCTGGATGATCTCTCGCGCCATGGCGTATTGAGCGCGAAGCCTGGCGAGCTCGGCTTTGGTGAACGCCAATTGGTTAGCCAGCCGGTCGAGCTCTTCATAGCCAGCGCGCAGACCTGACTGGCGGCCGATACGCAGCGCCTGCAGCACCGCTTTTGATTGCGGTCAAGAATGAGCGGCAGGGCCTTCGATGAAGCGGGTGCCATTCTGCAGCCCTTTGGGTGCGGCTTTAGCGCGGCTCGGATCGGCGCCGAGCAGTGTTAACAGCGCGCTGACCTGGCCTTCGAGCATGGCGATCCTGTGGATGTCGACGCTTTCCTCGGCCAATGCTTCCGCGACAGCCTCGGCGAGCTCATCGCTGCTAAGCGATGATGCAGGCTCGGCCGCCACCGTGGTGCTGGCGTTGTCGATCGTCTTGTGCACGATCGCCGGCGGCTCGCGCGTCACTTCGCTCCAATAATCGAAAGGCTGCTCGATCTCACGCTGCGCTAAATCGGCCTGCAGCTGGTCTCGGTCGGCTTTGTTCCGTGCTCGCAGCTCGGCAAGATCCATGGCGATCACCATTGCACACCGGTGATGTAACTGACGTGTGGCGCGCGCATACACCAATCAGCGCCGAGCAGCGACATTTTCAAACCGATAAGATCGGTCTGATAAAGCGACTTGACCGGCTGGGCGAGCGTGCCAGTTGAGCCAGTGATGTCCGCTGGCGTCGTGTCTTCCATGTGCAGCGTCGAGCCCTGCGCCGTACCGAATTGCACATCGCCGAGACTGCAGGCAAAAGATTCCGGCTCGATACAGATCACGGTGCCGGTAGCGAGCGCGGCTGAAGCAGCGACGGGCAAGACGTCGTTCGCCGGCGTGACACCGAACTGACCACCGGCCCAAAACCGAATCGCGGTCGCTTGCGCTGGTGCAGCGATAAACGCAGCCCTCGAGCCGCCGCCGCGTGAGGCAATGTCAGCAACCAGGTTGCCGAGATCGGCGCCGCAGGCGTCAAAGCCGGTTGAAGTGCTGGCGGTCAGCGGCGTCAGACCATGCAAGAGGCCTGCGGACTGCGCGGCCGAGCTCGCGGTCGTTGACAGGATGGCGGCGTCGATTGCCAGGCCGGCGGCTTCGGTCAACAACACGCGCAAGATCTCTTCGATGTTGCTGGCGTTGCTCATCTCCCATGTAATCGTCGTAATCACCTCGAGCTTATGCGGCGAGAGCTTCGCAGTGGGGATGCTGTATTGCTTGACCTGCACCGGCGCGCCCTCGGCAACCCACTGGCCGCCGTTGGCGGCGACGGTTTGCCGACCTGGCACAGTCACCAACGCGAGCCGCCCGAGATCGACGTGCATCGCCCCGAACGCCAGCAATCTGCCGATCGCCGACATCGCGACGATGTCCTCGACGGCCTGGCTGACGCCGTAGCGTCCGAGCGGGCCAGCCCAACCGCTGCCGGAATCATTCAACAGCGCCGGGCCCGAGGCGGCGCGCAGCACCTCATCGTAATCGATGTCGGAGCCGTACATCGCCTTGGCGATCTTCTGCGCCGACGTGCCTTCGACGACGGCGCGCACTTTGGCGGCCAGGGCTTTGTACGGCGTCAGCGCAGCGCGGCGGCGTGAGGGCAGTGGCGTCGGCATCGATCGTGCGGGTCGCGACATGATTAGACCCGGTTCGCTTTGCCGCCCCGTTCGCTCGCCCATGCGTTATTTTAGGTCGGCCGGTGTCAGACAGCGGCAGCGATTCAAAATCGCTCCACGACGCTACCACGCGCCTTTACGCGTCAGCGTCTACGCGTCACACTTACCAGGCATGAGCGGATCCGAACGAACGCAACGCTATCGGCAGCGCCAGCGCGCCGGCCTGGTGATCGTGACGCTCGCGATCGAGCCAACGGCGGTGAGCGAGTGGCTGGTCGACTGCGGATTTTTAGAAGCGTGGGACGCCGCCGATCTCAACGCGGTGCAGGCGGCGCTGCAGGAAGCGGTCGCGGCTTGGTCGCGGGCGTGACGCGTCAACAAAAATTTGCATCCAAGTAATTCCAAGGAGTTAGTCAGATTTCACTTGACGTCTGCTTGACGCTTTCGCTTTCGTGAGCTTGACGGCAGGGCGGCTTACGGCACGATGGCGACCGCAACCCCTCGGCAGGGTTTCACACAATCCAGTTCCACGCGCGCGTTGTGGCGCGGCCCGGCCTTTCAACCTGCCGAGGTTTGGTCGGGCCGCTTCTTTTCGCGTGTTGTTGGTGGCGTCATGGGCCATGGGCCGGCCGCGTTCAAAGAGGCTGATGTTAAGCGCGCCGTGAAGGCGATCGCCGAGGCGATCGGCCAGCTGCCCGACAGCGTGTGCTTTCCTCCCGATGGCGGGTTTACCGTGATGATCGGTAAGCCTAGCGATCAGAAATCAGCGCCGATAAACGACAACGAAGTCGAGGACTGGATCGCGAAGCATGTTCATCAGAGCTAAAGGAATTCACCATTCGCGGTGCACGTTGGCGGACGGCACCAAAAAAATTTATTGGTACGCCTGGAAGAACGGCCCGCGCCTGGTCGGCGAATACGGCTCGCCGGAATTCATCGCCAGCTACAACAAGGCGATTGCCACCAAGGTCGTCGCACCCGAGGGCCGGCTGCAGGCGCTGATCGACGCCTATCAGAAAACCGAGGACTTTCGCGGGCTGCGCGACCGCACGCGCACCGATTACATCAAGCACATCGCCAAGATCGAACAGAAATTCGGCGACATGCCGATCAAGGCACTGGCCGATCCGCGCACCCGCGGCATCCTGCTCGACTGGCGCGACGAGTTCGCGGTGAGCTCGAAACGTGGCGCCGATTACACGTTCAGCGTCTTGGCGAAAATTCTGTCGACCGCCAAGGATCGCGGTAAGATCACCGTCAATCCGTGCGAGCGCGCCGGGCGCGTCTGGCACGGCACGCGGGTTGATTTCGTTTGGCGCGAAGAAGATGAAGCGGCGTTCCTGGCGATCGCGCCGGCGCATCTGCACTTGCCCTTGCTGCTCGGCTTATGGACCGGCCAGCGCCAGGGCGATCTGCTGCGCTTGCCGTGGTCGGCTTACGACGGCCAGGAGATTCGCTTGCGGCAATCAAAGAGCGTGCGGCGCCGGGCACGACCCGTCTATGTTCAGATTCCGGTCGGCGCGCCCCTGAAGGCGATGCTCGACGCGACGCCGCGGCGATCGCCGATCATCCTCGTCAATAGCGACGGCCGTCCCTGGACATCCGACGGCTTCCGCAAGTCGTTCTTCAAGGCGCGTGACGCCGCCAGCATCAACGGCCTGACGTTCCACGATCTGCGCGGCACGGCGGTCACGCGGCTGGCGCTCGTCGGATGCAACGACGCGCGTATCGCCAGCATCACCGGGCAAAGCTTGAGCGACGTGAGCTCGATCCTCGGCGCGCACTATCTGCATCGCGATCCCGAGTTGGCACGCGATGCGATCAGCAGGCTCGAAATGAAATATGCGAAGCAGCCTGGCTAAGTTGGAGTCGGATTTCAAAATGAGCTTCAAAATGGTCTGGCTGTTCTCATGGAGAGAACGAGAAAAAGCTAACTTGAGCGGCCTGAGACATAGGTGACAGATCGTACCGGACACATGGGTAACACCTTTCGCTTTTTTTGGGCGGGAGGTGTTGATGCCGTGGGAGGAGTG